TGGCAAACCTTGATAATGATGCCAGTAGTATTCTTCGTATGGTGTATGATGCTTTATATGAACATCTGGATGGTCCCAGTATTGCTTCTTGCGTTCTTATTGTGGCGAAATACCAATATCAATCGGCGTTTGTAGTGGACCAAGAGATTAACTTACTTGCTGCTCTTACCGAAATTATGATTGAGAGTAACTTTAAATAAGTCTAAAAGAATATAGACAGTTCTCAAACTGGTCTATGGTGTGACTTGTTTTACCTTTTTTGGTATATAATAAATATGTATTCAGGAACACCAGTCTTGAATATTTGAATTACAACAAACCTTATTATGAACATTGATTTTTCTCGCATCAATCTTGAAGAATTCTTTGGTTGCGTTGAAGCAACCAATACTTCTCAAATGAAGTCTAATGCCTTTAAAACTTTTCGTACATATTTGCAAGAAAAGTCTTTTGCAAAATGGAGCGATGGGCAATTTGATTATGTTGGTGACTATGAAGATGGTAAGGATTTTATAGATTATTCCGGTATTCCTTATGAAATGAAAGGATCATTGGGTCTTTTTAATAAAAATGGAAGTTGTAAAAGAGTTGTTCTAATTAATAAGCGCCCAGGAAAAAAGAAAATTAACGAACTTAAAAATGAAGATATTCAAAAAACTTTTGAATATATGTTACTTGTCGATACTAAAACTATGTCTATAGCATATACTGATTGGGACACTGTTTATTCTCGCACAGAATGTGATGGTGCCGGAGCTACTTTTAAACTTGAAAAAGGTGACTATACAGTTTTGGCATCTAATGTTTCCCCTATTAAAAAAGAAATTGATGCCAGTCAACTTTTAAATATGATTGAAGGTATTCTGTAATGACATCACTTAAAACGCCATTACGTTACCCTGGGGGCAAAAGTAGGGCGGTCACAAAGATGGATCCATACTTTCCAGATCTTCGTGAGTATGAAGAGTTTCGGGAACCATTTCTTGGTGGTGGATCTGTGGCAATTCATATTACCAAAAAATATCCAGACTTAACTATTTGGGTAAATGATCTATACGAACCTTTGGTAAATTTCTGGCAACAACTTCAAATGTTTGGAACAGATTTGAAGAATTCTCTGGCAGATTTAAAATCAAGTCATAATGATCCAGTATCGGCAAAGACATTATTTCTTTCAAGTAAAGTTAAAGTTGGTGATATTTCTGTAAACAATTTTGATCGTGCCGTTGCATTTTATATTGTAAATAAGTGCTCTTTTAGTGGTCTTACCGAAAGTTCCTCATTCTCGCCGCAGGCATCTAATTCCAATTTCAGTATGCGTGGTATTGAGAAACTACCGGATTATTCACAACTTATTTCAAAATGGCGTATCAGCAATTTTTCTTATGATTATATGATGGACGGAAACAGAAATGTTTTTATGTATCTTGATCCTCCTTATGACATTAAGGATAATCTCTATGGCAACAAAGGATCAATGCACAAAGGATTTGATCACGATAAGTTTGCTGTTGATTGCGATAATAACGATATGGATCAGTTAGTAAGTTATAATTCAGATCAACTTGTAAAGGATCGATTTAAAAATTGGACTGCTGCCGAGTTTGACTTGACTTATACGATGCGTTCCGTAGGAGAATATATGCGAGATCAAAAACAACGTAAAGAACTTTTGCTTTTTAATTATAATAAAGATCCAAAAATTCAATTTAGTTTTGATGGTTGTTATAATTATGATAGATTGAAAAAAGAGGGTTTAATTGATGACTGAACTCAAAGATTGGTTGAACTCAATAAATAAGACAAAAAAGAATTTAATTGATAATGATCCTTCACTTGAAAAAGAATATTCTCCTTATGTGATCAATCATTGTCTTTCTGGAGATGTTGACTCTTTGATGTTCTCAAATGAGATGAATATATATCCTAATCTTGATAAAAAGTTACAATACGATTTTTATATAAATACTCTGAGAGTGAAAAGTAGATTTTCTACCTGGCTCCGCAAAGATGTTATTAAAGATCTTGAATATGTCAAACGGTATTATCAATATAATAACGAAAAGGCACAACAGGCTTTAAAAATATTAACAAGCGAACAACTTAATTTTATAAAATCTAAATTTGAGACTGGAGGAACAAAATGAGTGCTGTTCAAGAACCTATTGTTAATTGGTCATCAGGAATGATGATTGAGGTTATATTAAATGAACCAGATGACTTTTTGAAAGTTCGTGAAACTTTGACACGTATTGGAGTTGCCTCGCGTAAAGAAAAGAAGATATACCAGTCCTGCCATATTCTTCATAAGCAGGGTAAGTATTATATTGTTCATTTTAAAGAACTCTTTGCATTAGATGGGAAACATGCAAATCTAACTGTCAATGATGTTCAAAGGCGTAATCGTATTGTTCAACTTCTTGCCGATTGGGGTTTGATTGGAATTGTTGATGCAACTAAAGTTCAGGATATTGCCCCTCTTAATCAAATTAAAGTTCTTGCTCATAAAGAAAAAGAAGATTGGATTTTAGAAGCAAAATACAATATTGGATCTAAAAAGAAAAAGGTAGAGGAAACTGAATAATGTCTTCTGGAAGTTTTGAATTTAGGTATAATCATACTAACAAAAATGCTGCTTGGCATACAAATCCAGATGCCAAGTTTATTTTGCCTGAAGAAGATGTAAATATTAGATGTGATGATCCATATTTAAATGAAACTCAATTTTTAGAAATGGTAAGGAGATTTTTTATTGCTTGTGGATATACTGAAAAGCAATGGAAAGATGCTCTTAAGACGCATATTACAGAAGCAGAGAAAACCGAATAATAAAGTAGGGAGTTCCACACTCCCTTTTTTTATGCTTTCTGTTATAATTAGTATTGTGAATGCCGTAAGGGTTCGCACAATCAAATCTCGCTTTTTAAGGAGCAAAAATGACTAATCTTTCTAGGTATGCATCTGCTGATCTTCCTGCCTTAATGGATAGGATTACTCGTAATAGTATTGGAATGGACGAATATTTTGATCGTCTATTTAACCTTCACGAAACAACATCAAATTACCCTCCATATAATCTAGTTCAAATCAGTAGTGTAGAGTCAAGGTTAGAACTCGCACTTGCCGGATTTGCTAAAAAAGAAGTTCTTGTTTATACACAGGATGGAAAACTTTTTATTGAAGGGCAAAAAGAAGATAAAGAAACTGACACAAATTATTTACATAAAGGTTTGGCACAAAGAAGTTTTACTAGAACTTGGACTCTTGCTGATGATACAGAAGTCACTTCTGTAAATTTTGAAGACGGACTACTTACAGTAATTTTGGGAAGAATCGTTCCAGAATCACATAAGAGAAAAGATTATCTATAAATAACAATGAGCTAAACTATCGTTGCTGCAGGGAGGTAACTGGTAAAATCCAGTTGCACCTCCCTTTTTTTTATGCTATAATTTACTGAGGTATGGGAGTATTATGTCCGTAAAAATTGCTTTATTGAAATCTGGAGAATCTGTAATTGCAGACATTAAGGAATTGATATCAGATGATAAAGTTTGTGGGTATTTATTTAAAAATCCACATAAAATGAAAGTTAATAATTCAGTTTTTCTTACAGAAGAATCAACAGAGATTGATGATGGTATGGTCAGTATCACATTTTCTTCTTGGATTCTTTTCACAAGTGATAATGAAATACCTGTACGTCCAGATTGGATTGTAACTATTGTTGAACCAGTTAAATCTATTACCCAATTATACGAGGAAAAAGTAAATGGAACGAAATGTGAAGTGCCTTCTACTGAAGGTTGATACTGTATTAATTACAGAAATTATTGAGGTTGGATCTGAGCTTGGAGAACCCGATTGCAAACTGATCAATCCATATGAGTTTTTTGATGTGGATACTATGAAACCCTGGCCTGAGATTACAAATCAGTCTGAATTGATGATTCATTCTAATAGTATTCTTACTATTGTTGACCCAACTCCAGAAATTATTGAAAAGTATCTTGAACTAACTTCATAATGTCCGAAAGATTTTATACGAACGTACAGATGATCGGAGATCATTTTCTAATTCGTGGTTATGAAAATGGAAAACATTTCATAACCCGTGAGAAGTTTTCTCCGACTCTTTTTGTCTCATCTAAAAAAGAAACAGAATACAAAACTTTGAGTGGTGAATATGTAGAGGCAATTCAACCAGGTTCGGTAAAAGAATGTCGAGATTTTATTAAGAGATATCAAGGAGTTGATAATTTTAAAATATTTGGAAACTCTTATTACATCTATCAATACATATCAGAAAAATATCCAGAAGAAGAGATTAAATTTGATATTAATAAGATAAAACTTACTACAATTGATATTGAGGTGGCATCGGAAAATGGATTTCCGGATGTAGAAAATGCTGCCGAAGAAATATTATTGATTACTCTACAGGATTATACAACTAAAAAAATTGATACTTGGGGTTTGGGTAAATTTGATAATCAACAGAGTAATGTAACATATCGTTCTTTTTCGAGTGAATATGATCTGTTGAATGCTTTTATTCACTGGTGGATGATTGAGAGTAATACTCCCGAAGTTATTACTGGTTGGAACAGTGAATTATATGATATTCCTTACTTAATTAGACGCCTTGATACAATTTTAGGTGAAAAATTAATGAAGAGAATATCTCCTTGGGGACTTGTGACTGAGAGTGAGACTTATGTTTTGGGGCGTAAAAATATTTCTTATGATATTGGAGGAATTTCTCAACTTGATTATTTGAGACTTTATAAATGGTCTCCTGCAACTTCTAATCAAGAATCTTATAGGTTGGATCATATTGCTGATGTCGAACTCGGGCAGAAAAAACTAGATCACTCGGAGTTTGATACATTTAAGGACTTCTATACAAAAGGTTGGCAGAAGTTTGTAGAATATAACATCAAAGACGTAGAACTTGTTGATCGTTTAGAAGACA